GGTTCAAAAGAAACACAACCAATGAAAAACAAGCGGGGGGAGTATAAGAAAAAAAAGTGACTGAGTATATTATTACCTCAGTCACTTCTGTGCCCTAACTTCTGTGCCATGCAAAGAAGACGCTCTCGAAGCTACTGTTTTACTCTCAACAATCCAAGTGATGATGAAGTCTTGGTTCCTCAAGCTTGGGAAGAGAACTACAACTATCTTGTCTATCAACTGGAAGTTGGAGAAGAAGGTACTCCTCATCTTCAAGGTTATATTAATTTCAAGAATCCTGTGGAATTCGATGCCTTTCGACATTACTTTCCTGGGACTCGAGCACGAATTGTAATAGCTAAAGGTACTGCGAAGCAGAACCGAACTTACTGTACTAAGGAGGAAGGACGCTTGGATGGACCTTGGGAATTTGGAAGACTTCCAGAGCAAGGTAAGAGATCTGACTTACTTGCAATGAAGGAAGATCTTGACGATGGTGCTTCACTTAGAGAAATATCGGAAAATTATTTTGGAAACTTCCTCAGATATCGATCCTCTATTCAAGCCTACAAAGTACTTAGAGTCCAAAACACATCCGAAGCTAAAACGATCAAATGCTTGTGGGGACCTACTGGAGTGGGAAAAACTCGAACTTGCTTCGAGGAGCATCCCGATGCGTATTGGAAAACTCGAGATCCTGGAACCGCGCAATACTGGGATGGATATGACGGCGAGGAATGTATTATCGTTGATGAATTCTATGGATGGCTTCCTTGGGACTTCATACTTCGGCTTACAGACCGATATCCCCTCAAACTGGCAGTTAAGGGGAGCACGGTACCATGCACTGCAAAGACGATTGTCTTTACATCCAATAAGCACCCCTCTAAGTGGTATCCAAATAGCCGATATTTCTGGGATGATACCAACCCCCTCAAACGAAGATTTGGAGATGGAATCCGAGAACTTGGAACCAACTCAACCAACAACACCTCCTTGGGTGGATCAATACCTCCAGTCTCAGCAGTCTTTAGAAACGGCTTACCTTCAGGAGACATTTCTCCCATAGACCTCTATTCATTGGTGGGGGATGATGAGGTTGGGATTGGTTGTTAACAACTATAAATAAACGAAGTTTTTTACCCAACTCATTCTTCAAAACGGGGGACTTTGGAAACTATCGACCAGGAGGGAGCGAGTGTGAAAAGAAATGTATCCACGAAGTACCAACAAAAAAACGTCATACAAAGAGCGAAAAATTGCAGCCGTCGCCAAAGTCCTTAGAGGCGCTCGAGCTACGAGTTATAGCTCTGGAGCAAGTTATTCAGGAACTTCGATGCGCCCTGGAGGATGGACAGGACGATGGACTGGAAGAGGAGGACGATCTGAATTGAAAACTATAGATACTACAGCTACTAATGCTAATCCTACGGCAACTGGTTCAGTTGTTCTTCTTAATGGAGTAGCAACTGGTGATGATTATAATACCAGAGATGGCAGAAAAATTTTGATGAAAAGCATATTGCTTAGACTTTTCTTGAAGCCTGATGTTACTCAAAGTGCTCCAACTGGTGATATTCTTCGAGTTATGTTGGTGTACGATAAACAAACTAATGCAGCTGCATTAACTGCTGCTATGGTGTTGCAAACAGCAACTTATGCATCTCCGAATTTATTGGATAACAGAGAAAGATTTAAAGTCTTGCTGGACAAATATTTGGTTATTGGAGCGGATGTGTATACAGCTGGAGCTCTTGTACAGGGAGCACCTCTCTCTCGATGTTTGACAAGCTATAAAACGCTTAATCTGGAAACTACGTATAATGGTACTGGAGCTACTGTTGGAGCGATAAATACTGGTTCTGTGTATTTAGTAATGTTAACACGTAGTGAAGTTTCTAGTGTTGATTACTATGCTCGTGTTCGATTTACTGAACCATAATAAACTCTGTCAACAGACACTCTGATTATAATGAAACACTCAGAGGCTGACAATAACAAAAGGTTAGGGGTCATTATGGGGAGCCGCGCATCGCGGCGTTGGGGCCCCATAATTATCCCCGACTCAAAGAACTTGCCGCCAAAACAAACGGTTAACGCTGGGGTCCTGTCAAAAATAGCAGTACACATTTGTCACTTGTGCTATTTTCTTATTGGTCGGAATTTTTCATTGGTCGGAATTCCGGATTGGTTCAAAAGAAACACAACCAATGAAAAACAAGCGGGGGGAGTATAAGAAAAAAA